TTCATCTCTCTTGTTTTATCGTTTCAACACCGCTAATCTCTAAAAAGATTTTGAGTTATCAAAATAAAATTTTAACTATTTTTCTTAATCAAAGATCTTTCAACCTCGTTTTTGTCTGTCTCATACTCAAGATAAGTGAGGCAAGTGCGCAAAGGGAGTTCAGTTATCTTTTCAAATCGTAAGAGATCGCCTTGAGCAATCTGATGTACCGCTCCATACCATCCCCACTTCCTGCTGAATTGAGATTTAGCATCATATCCTTCTGCTGATCCTTCTCCAAAGATTGAAGGAAAGTTATTTGTAATTCGGTTACGATACGATAAAAAAAAAGCAGACACCCTATAAATATCTCAGCACTCAGGTCTTGAAATCCTAATCCATCGTGAACCTCTGGATCGTAATTCTCAATGCTGTGCCTTCCGAACATCTTGTTGGTGATAGGTCTATACAAGACTCCTAAAACCTTCTCTGCGTTCTTGTATGGATCTTTGAGGTGTTCCTCAAGATCAATATACTCTCCCATTGATATGTCTTCTATCTTGGGATGAAATCCGTACTCCTTCCCTTTGAACATAAAGGTCTTTGTCAAGGCGGGTTTCTGAACAAGTATTTCTCCAATCTGATTTCTTATCGCATCAAGATCTTTCTTCTTCATTCCCTCCTGTTGAGCAGGAGTCAATCCGCAAAACTGATGAAGGGCAATCTCATCGCCATTCGTTTCGTTTGCTAAGAGTATAAACTTTTTGTACGCAGACAACTTGATGTCTGATAGATTCTCTGGAATCTCTATGCTAACGGATTGTGTACCTTCCATAATTAGGTTTGCTTAGTTTATTATACACCCCGTATCTCAGGGCATCTATCAAGTGATTCCACTTGTCCTCAGGTTTGTTTAGCAAGTTTCCGTTCTTGTCTTCAAGCCATTTGTAGTTCTCCATCTCCTTCATCAAGTTACTTCCTGTGATGTGAATCTTATACCTCTTGAGCATATCAATTCCTGCGTTAACAGAGTCAGCACCTTTTTGAGTTGGCTTGATGTTCCATCCCATCCTGTGTAGTTCCTCTATGCTCTTAGGTTCTGAAGAGTCTCCAAAGATCTCGTCATACCTTCCGATCTCTAGCCTCCTGAACTCTCTATCAAGATCTTGATTAGTAAGGTTAGTAGAATAAAGAAGTTCCTTAAAATAAAGGTTATCACCTTCTTGATAGCATCCCACCAATGCGCTAGGATCATTCGTGAATCCAAAGTCCAAACCAAAAGATAGAAACTTAGCCGTTTCAGGGATCTGCTGAATGGTAGTGAATTGAAACACTTGGGCACGGTTCGTGCCTCTCTCACCCAATCCGTAAACTCTCCAATAATGTTCATCTGTTTCTTTTAATCGCTCTATCTCCTGAATGATCGTAGGATCTAAAAAGGGATTGTCTCTGTAAGTGGTTTGATAGAAGTCGGCATCATCTCTTGGTATCACTCTGTCGTAGATCCAATGGAAGGTGTCTGAAGGGTTGTAGTCAAGAATGATTCTGCCGTTGGTGCGGAATACGATTTGCTGCCAATCCTCAAAGGTCAATTCATTAGCCTCATTCAAGAAGGCTAGATCACGCTTACGACCTCTGATCTTCTGAGGCTGATCCATAGAGATGAACTCAACCATATTCCCGTTGAGCATGTATTCGTGATTTGACTTGTTGTGATTCTCTTCTCTGTATAGATCCGATCCTTTTAGGATCTCAATGAAGTCTCTCATCACAGATGAGCGGACCGCAGGAAAGGTCTTTCTAGCAATCGTAATGGTCTTGCCTTCATTCTTCCCGCAGTAGTGAAAGATAATCCATAAGAGGATGTTGTATGTCTTTCCTGAGCGTGTTCCGCCCTGCTCAACAACGATCTTCTTATCAGACCTGTTTAAGTGTCCATAGACTTTATTGACTCGGATCTTACTCATCAACTTCTTCAATCTCAAAGGTCCTTAGACCTTCGTGAATAATCTCTTGTCTTTCAACATAGCCTCTCTTCTTACCTTTAGTCTTCAGGTAGAAGATTGTTGCGGTGGAATTGCCTCCTGATATCTGTTGGTGCAGTTGACTTTCAGCAAAGTCCAAAGCGATGTTCTCAATATCCCTAACTGCTTCAGCAAACTCCTCGTCATCCTTCAACCATTGATAGAAGGTCGTGCGACCTACACCAACTGTTTTACACGCTGAGGTAACTACGCCAAGCGACTTTTCAAGGGCTTCAAGTAATGCTTTTTTATGTTGTTCGGTTTTGTTCATTGTCTTATCGCTTTTAAGATTGTTTTATAGCACTCTTCCGTTTGTTCTTCCGTGTTGTTTGGAAGTAAGGTAAAGTTGTTATTGTCCTTTATGTTTTGAACCTTTGTTCTCTTCGCTCTCTTGAATTGCTCTGTTTGGTTGTCGTTTCTTTTCTCGTGTCTTGCTTTCAAAACTTGGTCATTGACTTCAAGCACATATATCTCGCATTTCACTTGATCAAAAAGGCTTTGATTGAAAAGCCTATCACCCTCAAACACGAATGTTGCGTCAGGGATCTTGCTGAGTAGTTTTATGAAGACGGGTTGAACCGCCATGCTAAGTTTATCTGTTCCGCAGAATACTGAGTTGTCATAGATCCCTATGAAGTAGATGTTATGCTCTTCGGAGTATAAGCCCTTTACCAATCCGTAGGAGAATGTTTTTAGCGGCATGTGCTGCTTTATTATTCTCTTCATCATTGTTGACTTTCCTGCTGCGGGTTCACCGCCTATTGCTATAATTCTTTGAGCCATTTTCTATCGTATGTTTCTTGTCGGAAGTCCCAAAGGGGACTCCAATCAACTCCTTCACTCACATTGTTCTGCATCTTGTCAATCTCTTTCTTTTGTCTGTCAATATAGTATCCTATGTATCTTTTTCCCTTCTCGTATTTCTTGTAGGCGCAAAGGGTTGTTTCTATATTCCAGATGTTGGTGTGTTCAATATCGTGTTGCTCAATCTGTCGCTTGAGTTCCTTGACCTTGTACTGAAGGCAGTCTATGTGCTTTTTACATAGTCTCCTGTCGTTTCCGTGAGTATCTAACTCGTAGTGTCCTAAGTGATAAACGAGTCCGTTACGACAACTCTCTGCGTTCTTTAGATCTAGGCAGGTAGGTTCTAATTCGTATCCTGTTAGCACATGAACCATCTCAAGGTAAATAAACATAGTGAACCTTCCGAAATTCTTTATTTGAGACAGGTTCGTGTAGCAGTTATCATAAGTGTTTTGACGAGTTGGTTGCCTCAAGGAGGCAAAGTGTGCTGATTGAGATCTTCCTGCGAGAAGATTCTTATAGCTAACGAAGGTTTCAACAAACTTGTCTTGAGTCTTTACCCTGAGGCGGTCTGTTTGAAAGAGGGTTTTGTGTTTGTTCGCATCCCACCATCTCTGAAGGCGGTCCACATTCACATTCTCGTAATCAGGGAACTCGTTGTAAACATAATAAACTGTTGTTGCTGAGTAACAAGTCCCGAAGAGGAATGCTAACCAATAACGCTGCTCAATGTTTAGTTCAAAGCGGTTTGCGACATACCTCAAACAATCGTTGCTTGGGTCAATGTCTTTTGCTTGAGAGGATTCTATGTGATAGGCGATATAATCCTTATTGAGTTCAGCTTTCATAGACAATATTCGGTTCTAATTCCTCAGGTTCAAAAGACTCGTCAACCCTCTTGAATATGTCTCTTGTTGAAGCATAGAAGATCGCACCGCTATGATTTAATCTCCAAAGAGGTCTGTTGCCGTTTCTTACGGCAATCATCTTATTGTTCTCTGTTAAAACGAGTCCTGCGAAAGATCCTGTTGTGTTCTGAACATACTCTTGAATCTTATCAGGATCTGATCCGCATAGCTTCAGAATCAATTCACCATCGTTATCTGTCTCCATATCTATTTGATAATGTTCCTCCATCTCCTGCTTGGTCCTCATGTCTAAAACTCCGTTGAACACCAACGCAGCGTTTCCAACGGCAATAGGTTGATTGTTGTCGTGATTCGTATAATCACCACTTGTAGAATACCTGTTGTGGTATATGATCTTGTTTGCGAAAGGGAACTCAACCTTGTTGATGTCGTG